GACGCACACAGCGGCCTTGAAAATATTTCACAAGACGACTTAGCAACTCCGAGACTTAAAGTCTTGATGCAGTTATCACCAGAACTCGAAGATCTAGAAGGTGCAAAAGCCGGAATGATTTTTAATACAGTGACTAATGATCTGTATGATGGATCAAATGGTATTCGTGTTCTACCATGTGCGTATCAACGTCAATACGTTGAGTGGGCTGACAGAGGACAAGGATCGGGTGCACCGATTAATGTCTATGATGCTTCTAGTGACATCTTGACAAAGACTACAAGGGATGAAAACAACAAAGACCGTTTAGAAAACGGAAACTATGTTGAGACTTGTGGTAACCACTATGTACTACTTGTAACTGAGGATGGAGATTCAACTCCGGCTCTTATTACAATGAAAGCTACACAGCTTAAAAAGAGTAGAAAGTGGAATTCTATGTTACTAAACTTAAAATTAAGTGGTAAGAATGGATTGTTTACTCCACCATCTTACAGTCACTATTATCGCCTCAAAACTACAAAAGAGGGTAACGATAAAGGTAACTGGTATGGTTGGGAGGTCAGTAGAGAAACTCAACTTGAAAATGCTAACCTTTATAATATTGCTAAAGCTTTTGCTGAAAGCGTGAATAAAGGTGAAGTTAAAGTCAAGTATGAAGAAGAATCTTCTGCAAGTGAACAAAAGGTTCCGTTTTAACTAATACGGGGCGGGAAACCGCCCCTTTAATTTTGTGAGTGCATATGGAAGAAAGAGTAAAGAAGTTTAAAAGTATATTTTATGGCTTAGATAGAGCCTACGGTATTTATAAAAGCAGTGGGGAGTCAGTAAACGGTAAAGCCGGAGGACAGGCTTTTATTATAAAGAAACCTGTTACAGATCAATTGTGGATAGATCACATTGGGGGTAAAGATCCTAGTCTTGGTATTATACCAATTAGGGACGATGCAACATGCACATGGGGTTGTATAGATGTAGACACATATCCATTAAAACATGAAAAGATTATAAGAAAGATAAGAGAATTAGAAATACCGCTTGTTATGTGTAGATCAAAGAGTGGTGGCGCGCACTTATTTTTATTTACAAAAGAACCTATACAAGCAAAGTTAATGCGTGATAAACTAATGGAATGGGCAGGAGAACTAGGTTATGCAAATTGTGAAATATTTCCGAAACAAATTGAATTATACGCGGATCGTGGGGACACTGGAAACTTTCTTAATCTTCCCTATCATGACGGTGATGATTCTATGCGTCATGGCTTTAGCGACGATGGTGTGGCTGTTGGTCTTGATGATTTCTTTGCTTTATATGACACTTATTGTACGTCCAAAGAAGATTTAAAAAAGATAAAACCAAAGAGAAAGAATGCAGTAAAGAATTTTAATGATGGTCCCCCTTGTTTAGAAACACTGATGTCACAAGGAGTGCCACAAGGTAATAGAGATAACACATTATATCAATACGCAGTGTACGCAAAAAAGAAATGGCCAGATGATTGGAAAGGTAAATTAGAGGAATTTAATCATAAATATATGCAACCACCTTTACCTGCAAAGCAAGTTTTAAAAATGCAGAACCAACATGAGAAAAAGGATTATCAATATAAATGTAATGATCAACCTATGTGTACTTTTTGTAGTCCAGAGGAATGTAAATCAAGGCAATTTGGTGTAGGGGATAATTTAAATAGTCAGATAAGTGATTTAACTATGTATAAAAGTGATGACTCAACTTGGTATTTAAATGTTGACGGTAAAAGATTAAAACTATCTTCAGAACAATTGTACAACCAACATCAATTTAGACAAGCATGTATGAATCAAATTGTTGATGTTCCAAACTTATTAACTTCTAATTCTTGGACAAGAAAATTGCAACAGTTAATGAAAAATGTTGTTATTATAGAAATGCCCCATGAGATTACGAGGGCGGGTAGGTTTGAAACATTACTAGAACAGTTCTTAGAGGATCAAGGAGAAGCTGAACATGTAGATGAAATAGATATGGGTAAAGCTTTGTTTGAAGAAAGAGAATATATAGATAAAATAAATGATGAAAAGGGTGAAAGAGAAGTAAATGTGAAAAGAATGACAGCGTTCTTTAAATCTGACAAGTTGCAAAAGTTTTTGAAAAAGCATGACTTTAAAAATTTTACTTCTACAGAAATGGCGGCTCATATCAGAAATAGATTAGGTGGTGGAGATACCCGACGTAAAATAAAAGGTAAGACAGCGTACCTTTGGTATTTACCTTGGATAAGAAAAAATAGCGATGATTTCAAAACACCGAACATGGAAGAGGAGGCACCTTTTTAATGAGAAAAATTATCTTTGGTCCACCCGGAACAGGTAAGACAACATATTTGTTAAATGTTTTGGAAACAGAATTAAAAGTAAATAAAGTTGCTCCACATAAAGTTGGATATTTTGCTTTTACTAATCAAGCGGCGGATGAAGCGTTATCGCGTGCTACATCGCAATTAAATTATAGCACGAAAGATTTTACCAATTTTCGTACGTTGCATAGTTTGGCATATAAAGAATTACATTTAAAAGAAGATAACATTATGAGTGACAATGACTATAATTTTATATCAAACAAGTTACAAATAAAATTAAGTAATCCAAACAACAACATAAAAAAATATGGTGCAGGTTTTCCCGATGATGTGTTCATGCAAGTTATTGATGGTGCAAAAATAAGAGGATTAACTACTGAAGCTCATTTTAGTAATCCAAACATTGGACATTTAGAAGGAGGATTAACAAAATTAAAATATATAGATGAAGCATTAATTAAATATAAACAATCAAGAAACAAATACGACATGACAGACATGATCGTTGATTTTAACAAAAAACATTATGATAGTGTTCCTAAGTTTGATGTTGTAATTATAGATGAGGCGCAAGATCTTAGTTGGTTACAATGGAAAATGATTGAACGTATTGTTACGAATGCAAAACGTGTTTATGTTGCCGGGGACGATGACCAAGCAATTTTTCGTTGGGCAGGCGCACGGCCAGAGTATCTAATTAATATGGAAGGTGAAAGAGTTATCCTCGATAAGTCTTATCGTTTACCACAATTGATACATGGTAAAGCAAATAGATTAATTAAACGTGTTAAGGATAGAGTAGAGAAAGAGTGGACATCAAGAGAAGAAAAAGGGGAAATAAATATTCATCCTGTTCCACAATTAAATAGATTAAAAAATGGTAAGTGGTTAGTGCTTGCTAGAGATAGATATCATTTGGATAGACTTGAAGAAGAACTAAAAATAGAAGGAGTATATTATGAAAGGAATGATGAAACTTCTATAAATAAACGTATACACGAAGCGATACTTGCATGGGAAGATGTGCGAAGAGGAAAGTCAATTGATATAAAAAGAGTGAAAAGAATTTATACATATCTTAAAACAGGAGAGGGTGTATCTAAAGAACATAAAGGAATGAAAAATGCTGATAAAGAAAAATTGTACACATATGACACATTATCGACACAGTATGGATTGTTAATTGATAAGGATAAACCTTGGTTTAAAGCATTGGAAAATATAGAGAATAATAAAAAAACTTATGTTCGTATGTGTCTTCGTCGTAAAGAAAACATTAGACAGGGACCACGGATCAAGCTTTCTACCATACATGGATCAAAAGGTAGTGAAGCAGATAATGTAATGTTACTAACAGATTTATCTCGTAAATCTGATGAAGAGTATTGGAGACAACGAGATTCAGAGAGGCGTGTATTCTATGTGGGAATGACACGCGCAAGAAACAGTCTGGACATTGTGAGATCACAAACAGACAGAGAATTTACGGAGGCATTTTAATGTTTACAATAGACACTGCATTGAAGCAGGTTGGTGTAACAGAAAAACAAGTACGACGAATACGTGCTGAGTTACCAAAACTTAACCGTGAGAAAGTTGATCAACAGTTAAAAATATTATTACTTGATTTACAATTACTTACAAATGATTTACGGTCTATCAACAAAAAGGAGAAAGATGAAAACTAGAGAGTATTTAGATACAGCGGCAAAGATTGTTACAGGTCAACGTCAAATGGATTACGGAGACAAGTATCAAAATCATAATAACATTGCAAAGTTATGGAGTGCTTATTTAGATTATAATATATCAGCGCATGATGTTGCGATATGTATGTTACTTGTAAAAGTAGCACGATTAAAACACAGACCTACAAGAGATTGTTACATAGACATGGCGGGATATGCGGCAATAGCGGGTGAAATACAAGACAAGGATGAAGAATGATACAGATGCCTCTATTTGAACCACCAAGTGAATGGTCACCACCGGAAAGGGTGCCTAATCTTTCTGACGCGAAAGAAATAGCAATTGACTTGGAGACATGTGATCCAAGCATAAAGGAACTCGGACCGGGTTGGGTAAGAGGAGAGGGGCACGTATTAGGTGTAGCTATAGCTGTTGAAGGTTGGAAAGGTTATTTTCCTTTAAGACATGAAAATGGTGGAGGTAATTTTGATGAAGGAATATTTAAAAGACAATTTAAAAAGATTTTAGATTTACCATGCGATAAAATATTTCATAACGCCGCTTATGATGTAGGTTGGTTAAGACGATGGGGTTTAGAAGTTAATGGACGTATTATTGACACATTAATTGCCGCGCCATTAATTGATGAAAATAGATTTCAATATACATTAAATGTTTTAGGTAAAGATTATTTACAAGAAACAAAATCAGAAACCGGTTTATATGAAGCCGCAAGAGAATGGGGCGTAGATGCAAAAGCAGAAATGTATAAATTACCGGCTATGCATGTTGGTAAATATGCAGAACAAGATGCTGATCTTACTCTTCGTTTATGGCAAAGATTTAAACCAGAACTTTTAAAACAAGAATTAACAAGTATATTTGATTTAGAAACAAGATTATTTCCTTGCCTATTAGATATGACATGGAAAGGTGTACGTGTTGATTTAGATAAAGCAAAGAAAATAGAAAAGAGTTTAATTAAACAAGAAAAAGATACACTACAACAAATTAAAAAAGATACAGGAGTTAATGTTGAGGTATGGTCTGCTGTTAGTGTAGCAAAAGCATTTGATAAGTTTAATATTCCTTACGAGAAAACAGAAAAAACTAAACAGCCAAAGTTTGATAAAAACTTTTTAGTTACACATAAACATCCTTTAGCAAAACAAATTGTTCATGCAAGAGAAACAAATAAAGCTAGGGCTACATTTATTGATACAATATTTAGACATCAACATAATGGTAGAATACATGCAAACATAAATCAAATGAGAAGTGAAAGCGGTTTGGCGGGAACTGCAACAGGTAGGTTCTCATATAACAATCCAAATTTACAACAGATTCCGGCACGAAATAAAGATATCGGGCCGTTGATAAGATCAATCTTCGTCCCAGACGAAGGTTGCAAGTGGGGGTCATTTGACTATAGCCAACAGGAGCCTAGAGTTCTTGTCCACTTCGCCGCGCTTACCGGTGGCGGTTTGAAAGGCGCCGACGAGGTCATCGAGTCTTATAAGACACAAGACCCCGACTTTCATCAAGCCGTTGCCGATATGGCGGGCATAGATAGACGTACAGCTAAAACAATTAATCTTGGTATGATGTACGGTATGGGTAAAGGTAAACTATCTAGCGAGTTAGGTTTAGATAAAGAAGAGACAGAAGAGTTATTCGCAAAGTTTCACGCGAATGTTCCTTTTGTAAAACAATTAATGGAACAAGCTACCCGGAAAGCTGATAATGTTGGTTTCTTACGTACATTACTTGGTCGTAAATGTAGGTTTGAAAGATGGGAACCAAGAGCATTTGGTATTCATAAGTCTTTACCTTTAGCTGAAGCTGAGAGAGAATATGGGCGTGACTTAAAACGTGCTTTTACATACAAGGCACTTAATAGATTAATACAAGGATCATCTGCCGACATGACAAAAAAAGCGATGGTTGATTTGTATGAAGAGGGCATTGTTTCTCACATACAAGTACATGATGAATTAAACTGTTCTATTGAGAGCAAGGAACAGGCAACACGGATCAAGGAAATTATGGAACATACAGTAGAGCTGAAAGTTCCTTTAAAAGTTGATGCAGAAATAGGACCATCATGGGGCGAGATAAACAAAAAATAGGTGATATAAACGAATTTAAAGCTGTTATAAAGTTCTTACGAGAGGGCTATTGGGTTTTTCGTAATGTACAAGGAACAGGGCCTATTGATATGGTTTTAGTACACAGAAAGACAGGTGAAGTGAGAAAAATTGACGTAAAAACAGTATCATACCGTCAAAGTTGGAAACCCGGTACAAGAATAGCTCGACAAAGGACACCGGAACAGGTAAAATTAAAGGTTGAGTACGAGTTTATAGAGAAGGACGACGATGTTTAAAGAACTATGCGCCACATTACTCGTGATATGTAATCCTTTACTAAACGGATTTGATTTCAATTATGATATAAATCCACGCGATCAGTTTATACAAGGTATTGCAGAATGCACGGTATTAAATAATGCTTTCATACCTCCACCAGAGAGAGTTGTTGTAGTTGTTAGTGTAGCACAAGCTATACTAGAATCTGATTGGGGGCGTTCTAGATTTGCAAAAGAAGCAAATAATTTTTATGGTATTATTCAAACAGATGAAACAGAGCCACATATAAAATCATTAAATAGTAATATAATGTTAAAAATGTATGGTAACAAATGTGAGAGTGTCGCTGATTATATTGATTTACTTAATAATTCTAGCGCATTTAAAGAATATAGAGACCTTCGTGTGAAACAGTATATGTCAGATGATGTAAATATATTTGAATTAATTGAGACATTAGAAAACTACGCTGTAGACCCGGAATATACTAAAAAGTTATTAGCAGTGACACTTGGTTTATTTGAGAAATATCCTCAAATTTTTAAATCAAAAGAAATATGGGACTACTATAATAATAATAAAAAGATATAGTGAGTTGCTTAGCTTTA